TCACCAGCTCGTGCTCGTGGCGATCTTTCTCCGACGCCAGCAGCTTGTTGCCCGCTTCGCGATCCAGCATGTCGTCCGGCTGACGGCGCGCCGATCCGGCCAACGGCAGGCGAGAGCCGTCGCCACGGCTTCCGCACCATCGGCGGCGATGTCGGCAAACGGATTTGCCCGGCTTAGCAAAATGGCTTTCAATGCCGTCAGCAGTTGGTCTTGCTTGTCAGGATCAACCTCAATATCAGCTTCGGCCAGAACTGAAATCATCTCGCTCTGTACGTCGCGGATTGCTGACTGCTCGTTATTAAGGTGTTCGGCCTCAACAATAGTACCGAGTTCACCCGTCACCGGATTACCGTCATGAAACAGGTTATCCGGCGTATCCACTAATGGCATGAGATTCTGCATTTAAACGTTCTCCTGGTATGCAAAATAGCAAAATGTGTGAGCAGGCTTGAGGTCTTCAAAAACCTCCTCAATTACCGGGTCACCAAATGAAGTAAGCCTGTCCCCTGCGGATGAACTCCCTGAGCGGAACCGGTAGACCATCGTCCCTGAGTTCTGGATGTTAACCAGCCATACCCAGATAATGTCCGGAATCCATAAACGATCACCGGCGCGGTTTACACCTGCGCGAAATGGTTGCGGCTCTTCAATAGTGATGGTGTAACCCAGATTGCTGGCCAGTCGGGTAAAGTAAGGAATGCTCAGCCCTCCGATTTCGGCAAGCTTCGCCAGAACACGCTGCTGGCGCTGCAGGTAGGTCGCACCGGTCGATGGTGTCAGTGCGAGCACTCGCTCCCAGTCAGCGAGCAGGTTCTGTGCCAGAAACGGAGTGACGCCCCCCTCAACCAACGAGGCCGACGCTTCGACATCGTCCAGTGCATTTGCCTCAGCCTGCAGAGAGGCTTTCAGAACAGGCTGACCGGGGCTGTAACTGACTTTAGGCAATAGCAGATTCAGGATCGTAAAATTGCTCATAGCAGCGTCACCTCAACGTTTCCGAGGCGAAGCCACTCTACCTGCGTGGCGTCAACGACTGGCTGGATGTTTGCAGCAGGTTGCAGCATATCGTAGTCAGTGATGCCTGGTATCAGTGAAACGAGCGTGCCAGCCTGACTACGAATAAAGGAGTCACCAGGCTCTCGTCTGATATCGTCATCCTGTAGTGCGCTGATAATCGCTGTTGTGGCATCCGCTAACGTGATCCCGTCGAGAGCCACGGCGACCCGGACATCAAAGTTCTGGATGACAGGCATAAAAACCATCGAGTTTTTTGCCGTGACCGGACGAACGTCATCAATATGCGCCTGTGTGCGATCAACCACGTCCTGTGACGGGAGGGCTCCTGCCGAGGTGATTATGACGTCAACGGTTCCCAGCCCGCGTCTCAGGGGATAGACGTAAGCAGCAGAAACGCCAGCAACTTCCAGAGCCCAGCGCTTATAGTCATACTTGTTTCCACCTGCAGGAGGGCGTCGAATAATCTCAAGCAGACGGGCCAGCAGCTCAGCATCGCTTTCTTCGTCAGTGCCTCCCGCCATCACCCCGACGCTTACCGAACTGTCAAAGCCGTCAGGTGTTGTGGTCAGCGTGGCCGTTGTTACGGCTGAAGTATTGCCCGACGTACCTGTCAGAGATGAAACAGCGCGGGCTGTGCCGGTTCCGTCAGCACCGATAGTGACATCTTCGGTGGTCGTCCATGACACGTTATCGCGCTTAAAGACAAGCCCGGCGACGTTTGAGCTTCCCGGTTCACCGGTAAAAGCTGCTGTACCCGATGCGCTGTTGGCCGGTTTCTTGGTCAGTCCACGGGTACGGGCGTGCAGGTACAGATATTCTGCATCAGCGGTGTCCGGGAATATCTGGCGAACAATCCAGCCCTGATGCTGGTACAGCCCTTCGGCCACACTGGCGACGGAAGAAGCACGAACATACCAGTCACTGTCCGGCCCCAGTTTGTCGTCGGTAAGTTGCAACAGGTTTTTAATATCCCGCAACAAATCGTCCCGGATTTGCGCGGCTACGGGGGTAATGAATGGCATCAGCTGACCTTAACCGGATATTTCCAGGTCTGTGGCGTTTTACCAGCAGACGTAACCGTGATAAGCAGCAGCAACCAGCCAGGCTGATAACGCTCTGCCGTAACTTCTATGGACTGTGCTCGGCCATCGTCAATGATGGGTTGCAACGCCTGCTCGGAATACTGAATAGCCAGAAGGCGCACACGCGAAACGTCCTTCTCACGCTGCAGGGTATGCAGTAACGACCCCAGTGACGGGTCGGCCCACCACGAGCCGAGCGGGGTCATCAGACGCAGATAGACTGCGTTGGCAAGGGTATCGGTACTTTCCCCGGTGTAATCGCCGGTGGCTGGGTCTATGAGCATTTCCATGTCGCCATGGTAGCGACACGGAAATATATGATTCAGGTGAAGGGGTTCAGTGGGTTATCCATATTCGGAAGAATATAACGTTACCACAAATTACATCTGCTGGTTAGGTACATCCGTAATCCCGGCATCACCGCCATGATTGTGGTCGTGGTCGTCGTAAATTTCACGCACTTTATTTAGCGTTGAATTACCGTCAGCGACTTCGTTGGTGCCTTTTAATAAGGGTGTTTCAAAATTGGCTTTATCTGATGCTGTGACATCATAACTTACCGTATTTACCTGGTATTTATTTTTGGCGTTCACAATATAGTCATCACAATTTACTTCTATGATTTTACCGCGCTTTAAAACAATATAACTACCCTCATCGGTATAGATAGCGACTTCACCAGACTTAAGATTTTTCATCCTGTATGATGCGTGCTCAGTCGCAATGACGATGCTGTGGCTGGTCTTCCCGTTGACCGGAACCACGATGGCCATCGTGCCTTTTAGTGGGTTAGACGTGAAACCATAGTGCTGGAATAGTTCCACATCCTGCAGGCTTTCACCTGCCAGCCCTTTACCCTGAATAGTCTGGACACCACCCGTACTGTTAACACGGATTAATCCCCCCCTGAACGCCTTTCTTATGCGGTTTAACGCGCTGTTAATACGCGAATCAATTCGGTTCCACATCGACAATCTCCAGCTTTTTATTAACTTTCGCGCGGGCCTTGCGGGTCTTGCGTTTCTTCGGATACGCATCCGGTATCCAGATCCCGTCTTCTTTCAGACGAAGCGTGGTTATGGTGTTATCAGGACGCCCACCGGAGAACTCGCGTCCCATCAGAAAGTAAATGTCATCAATACCGTGGGGCTCGCTGCGTACCCGGATACGCTGCCCCGGAGTCCAGAGTTTACCGCTCTGCATCCGGTGACCTTTCACGATAGCCGTCAGTTCATAGCCTGCCAGGCGGGCATCTGCCATGGCCTTTTTGGCCCGGTAATCGACCTGTTCCTGGTTATCAGCGTCACCCACCACCATAATCTGAGGCCGGTAATACGGAACCGTTGTGTCCCGAACGACAGTGCGCAAGGCGTTAAACCCGTTTTCAGGGGAGCCTGCTGAGACGACAAAGTCTTCATCACCGTTATCCCCATCAGCTGCATCGCTTTCAACATCGACAACCTCCAGCACCGTACCGGATTTTTTCCCCTGCGCATGCCCCTGCGCGAGTATTGTCAGCTCCGAAAACGTACCGTTAATTGATGACCGGTCACTGAGATCGAGAACATTATTCCCGCGACCGTCACGGTTAAGTACCAGCGTGGCGACGGGGTCTTGTGTATAGTCAGGCCCGCCAATAACCAGCGTCCCGTCTGGCTCAAACCACGGCCATAATCCCCGCGCTGCTGCGGCACGTTCAAGCGTATCCCATGCCCGTTCGCCGGGTTCCACGCTGACCTTGTCACTGCGCAGCGAGGACTCCGCGCTGATGCGGATATTTTTAATCCCCAGTGGCCGGACGACTCTGGCGATCACCTCTTCGAGGCTGAGCATACGGGACGTAAATACCGGCGACGCACAGTCAACAAGCGTGGCCGCGCCGTCGCGCCCTGTCAGTGCCAGTGACACCTGCTGGCGGGATACCCTGCGCTGAACAGTATCAACGCGACCGGTCATCACCACATCATCGCCGACGCGAACCAGAACGGGAACGCCACGGGCAATTGCTTTCGGGAAAACACCATCAGGCAGGCCGAGCGTAACGCTCCACGCGTCGGATGGAATGAGGAAGTCAGAGTCAATCTGGTACCGGCTCCATGAGCCATGGATTTTCCCGTCTATAACCAGAGTGACTTTGTCCTGATCGCTTTTATCTTGAGTAGGCATTGATGACATCACCTGCTTTCAGGTCATTGGGATTACGTAACGTCGGATTCAGGCGAAGCAGCTCTGCGGCGCGGCTATAGTCGCCATACCACAAATGGGCCAGCAGATGCAGGTTAGTTTCCGAACCGACTGTGCGGGTGGTCAGGGGTGGTCGCTGGGTGATAACCGTTGTTGCCTGTTCCTGAATGGCCAGCGCGATATCCTTCAGATTACTGACCACGGGTTGCCAGGTCACACCGCTGGCAGAACTGCTCTCACTGACACTGCTGGTCGCATCAGAAAATGCGGCGCGGGTCTGGTCGATGGCTGCCTGGATTGCCGTTCTGGTATCACCGGCAATCTGTTCAATATCATCAGGTGACAGCAGATCAATCGCGCTGGCGTCACTGAGAATGTCCGAGGCATCGAGTGCCAGTTGCAACGCAACCTGAGTCTTCACTGCTGTTACCAGCTCAGTGATATCGCTGACTGTTGCTCCTGCAGCCATGGCCACCGGCGCAGTTTCCTGGCCAGAGACCAGCCGTTCCGGCAGAGTGGTCACATCCAGTAGTTGGGTGTGGCCGGTTTTTCAGTNTTGCGCTCTGTATATAACTGCCCGGATTATTGCTGACTGACGACTTTGACGTCAGTGATGTCAGGCTCAGCGCATTCTGCAGGTCATTCATGTACGCTGCCGGATAGTTGATAAAATCCGTGGTCGTGCTGACGAAGTCAGTCAAATCACCTTTAAGCACTGTGACCATGTTCAGCGATGTGGATGCGAGCGCTTTGACGCGGCGCATCATCTTCTTCGCCGTTCTCAACGGGGCCAGCAGATTATCAATAGCCGTCTGTGCCTTATCCAGTGCAGACTGCACCTGATTAAAAATGACGTCAGCCTGCGCCAGTGGGAAGTTGCTGCTGAAAAACGGTACTTCCGGTTTAGCCTGCAGGAAGACCACCTCAACAACGCAGTAGTCCACGTTCTCCGCTTCATGCGTGGCGCTGTACTCGATGCACTGCATATAAGGCATGGAGCCAAACACCGGGTGGATGAACTCACCGCTGCCGCGTTTATCCAGTGCCGCAATAAACGACTGCAGGCGGGAGTCGTAGTCATCCCCCCAGAACAGCGCGGTAATGCGCAAGTTACGGGGCTTACGGCCAAGGTCATCAATGTCACCGCCATCAACGAACGGGTATTCATACGTGGCAATATCGCGGCTGGCGCTGTCACGGGTATTGATAACGTCAATCCGCACCCCACGAAAGGACGCATCCTGCAGGGAATCTTCCCAGCTCACTGTGGGCCTCCTGTTGAACCGCGATTGAATTGCTCACCGTTGTACTCATTGACTGCCGACGCGATTTCACGTCCGTCCAGCGTCAGCTTTGTGGTGATATTGATGGGCTGGGGCTGTTCCTTCTGGGGTAGCAGGTAGGACGGCACACCCGTTGTCGCCGGGTTAAGCGGCGTGGCTCCGTTCTGGCCAATCGTGGTCGGCGGGCTCCACCATGATTTGATGGTATCCGGCAGGTCAGTGTCAAAAAGCGGCTTTTTATTTTTCTCCGCTTCCTGTCTTTTTTTCCAGGCATATTCACCGGGACTCATTCCGGCATCCTGAGCCGCCTGCTCGTTTTCATTAAATTTTTCATTTACATCATACGCGGCATAAGCAGCAGCGAGCGGGCCACCAATACGGCCGCCATAGCGAAATAAATTTTTAAGTAACCCACCGGCTTTTGAGCCACCTCCCGGCAGGGAAATACCACCGCCCGGTTTTCCACCCGGCAATTTAATACCGCCACCCGTGAGGAAATTAATTCCGGCGAAGGCAACCGCTGCCGCCGTCATGGCTTTAATGGCCGTAGTTGCGCCTGAAATAGCTGTGGTTAATTCCGGATATTCTTTTGCATAATCCGTTAGCTTTGTTGCCAAATCTCCATATAAGTCAGCAACCGGCTTCATGGAGTCCTGCTCAGCAAACATTTTTTCTGACTCAAGCTGTTGTGATTTGAAATCATTTGTTGAGGAAATTACTTCAAATGATGCGGCACCAGCACCAGTTGAATTTTTCGTTCCTTCTTTTTGCTCAGCAATATAATCCCTTTTCATAATACTGGTTTTGAGCGCCGTACTTGCCTGCTGGTCTGCAATAATTTTTGATGTAATAGAGGACACAACAATATCAAGTGCTGCCAGAATATCTTTTTCTCTGTCAGTACCTTTATATTTTTCTGCCTCAGCGCGTAATCGCTGAACGCGCTTATCACTGGATACAATGCCAGATACCGCATTAGTGAAAGCATCCGACGTGTTTACCCCCCTGAGTCGCTGGTCAGCCATGTAGTCAGCGTAGGGAAGTACTTTTCCGTCCTGAGTACGAAACCGTTTATTCTTGAGCGCATTCTGTGTGTCCGCACTAGTATATTTATCCAGAAGATTATTCACGTTCGTAGACGCTGCGCTATTATCACCTGCTGTTTCCGCATTCGCCTGCAGCATGGCCAGAATAACATCCAGATCATCAAGCCCAGACATACCAACTGACTTTGCTTTGGTCATGGTGAGTGGCAGTGACTCTGCCATATCAGCCAGTTCATATTTACCGTTCTCACCTGAACGGATGGCCTTATCGTATACCGCTGGCAAATCTTCCAGGCTGATACCAAAGTTTTTGTACGCCGCGATACCAATCTTGGCGAGTTGTTGTGGATTCGCGCCCGACGCGGTTGAATAGCGAGTGATATCCGGCAGTAAAGCCATCGCTGTTTTTTCATCCAGCCCACCGGCAAAAAGGTCTGACAGGGTATTTTGCGCTGACTCAGGAGTTCCACCGCCATAGCGAACGGCCCCCCGGATGGCATCATTAATTCCTGGTATTTTTTTAATACGTTCCTGTGGTGCCAGATTGTTATAGGCCGTGTTCGCGATCTCCGCATTACGACGGTCAAACGCCATCTGACGTTGAACAGGATCTTTGATTACCATCGCCGCTGCAGTAACCCCTCCGGCTACTGCACCAACCGTAGTCGCAGCACCTTTCAGACCCTGTAATCGGGTCATAACATTACTGACACCTTTGAGTTCGGTTCTCAGGGTTCTGACCTGTTCCGACATGGCACGAAATGCCCTGGATTGTTCCCGCGCAGACATGAGGCCAGAGCGGGTCAGACGATTGTATGATGCGATAGTTTGTCGGATCTCGCGCTGGATTTCCCTTTCAGAACGTATCCCCAGCGTGGAGCGTGCAGAGCTGGCACGGCGGTATTCATCCTGCAGGCTGCGTGATGCGCGAATACCGGTGGTGGTGTTCTGCTGTTGTGATCTTGCCAGTTCATCACCGGCTTTCTGGTTAGCCTTCGTCTGAGCCAGAATCCCCTGCATGGCCTGCCGCAGGGCTTTTGATGCACCGTCTTTTGCCACAAGGGACAGCGCGAGTTGAAGATTGCGTGCCATGTATTATCTCCCTTTATTTTTTTTGCGGCGTTGTGACTTCACGGTACGGGTTGTGCGGGTGGAAGTTCTCCCGGTGCCTTTAGCACCATGCAACCGGGAGAGGGCGTCGATGTGCCCGTCCAGTTCCGGACGGGTCATCGCTTCTATTTGCCGTTCTGTGATGCCGTATCGCCCGAGGGCGAGGACAACAGTTCGGTATCCGGCGAGTCGCTCTTCGAAGGCATCCGCTTTTTTTTAACGGCTTCAATCTGCGCATCGATGATGTCGAAGTCTTCATCATTCAGCGCATCCAGCAGCAGTTCCGGCGTGATGTCTTCTTTTGCCAGGCTCCCCAGCGACGTAAGCACCAGCGCCATGACAGTCACCTTGTAGTACATATTGGCCGCCGCACCTTCCGTGGTGCCGCAGGCTTCATGCGTCAGGCGCAGTGCGTCAATCGTGTCCCTGATAACCGGGAGCCGGACACTGAAATCACGGTGGATCACATCGCCTGACTGGACACCGTAAAGGAGTTCATGCTTTTCCATTATTCCTCCACGCGTCGCAGCGAGTTCATGGTGATATCACGCTTCGCTTCGTTATCAACGGTGTATGTAGCCCCGACCTGCGTCGTGAAGCAGTCCAGGTACGAGACACGCTTACCGGTGCTGTTCAGCGGGTACTGCGTGATTTTAGCGCCTTCGATTGCGAGCCAGTTCAGGTCTCCGGATTCCGGGATAACCACGGAAATGGTCAGCTGGATTTCCTCGATACCACGGGAAAAGCCTTTCGCTCGCCCGGTACGGTTCATGGTCTTCACCAATTTACGGCCAGTGGTGGCGTCCTCCTTCAGGTCTGTCACCTCAATCTCCTGACCGTCCACCTCCATGACGATCGCGCCGACGTATTCTTCAAGTGCCATAGTGCATCACTCCTTTACAGCAACAGGTCGATACGACCCGCGAAGACATGCAGCCCGTTCACGACATCCGCCGGAATGCGGGCGTTCAACTGGTTGCTGTCCTGCGAATCACGTTCAACGATGAGCGCGGATTTGTTGGCTTCCACTTCTTCAACAATCTCCAGCTCTTCCAGCTTGATGAGGACATCAAGCAGCTCGCTCTGCACCTTCGGTGGTGTGCGTGAGCTCAGTTTGTCGCGCGGGAAACGCAACGAGATACGCTCACGACATGCCTTGCGAACGTAATCCAGCGTACGGATGGTGGTGATATCCAGCAGGGAGACATCATCAACACCTTCCGCATTTTTGGTGTACGTGCTGATGGCGCGGACGATCTGAACTGTGTCGCCGGGGCCAATCTCAAACGGTGTCAGTCCGTTATAGAGCGCGTTTTCCTGTTCTGTCCGGCCGGGACGCGATTCAAGCGCCGTCACATCCAGTGTGCTCATCGCCAGTGTGTTGAGCGGGCGGGCAGGGTCTTCTTCGCTCGCAATGACAGCAGCGTAGGCGGCTGCAATCTGCGCCGGAGATTTGACCGAACCGTTATGCCAGCCAATCGTAATGCGTCCACTGTTGAGCGAGGCCGCAAGCGTGGTACCGGTCGAGAGCGATTTTGGCCAGCCTGCCACACCAATTGCACCGCGCTGTTCCAGCGGGCCACTGACCTTGTCAAGATGGGTGCGCAGTACCGTCAGCGCGTCCTGCGTGGAGAACGGACTCACAACGATGTCATGCCCTGCAGCAAATGCAGCAGCCAGCGCCGGTGCAATATCCGGATCAACATTACCACCCGCCATAGCGACGACCGCGACCGTAGAACCGGAAGCGCTGACCGTCGCACTGACAGTGATATCGTTGGCGACTGTCCCTTTATGGCGGGAAGTCAGCGTCACAACACCATCAGCAGCAACGGCTGTAACCGGAAGGGCCGGATTCTGGGTGATAACTTCAACCAGACTGGCGGCGATCTCCGTAGCGGTATCATCGGCAGAGATCCCCACATCAAGACGCGTACCGCCAATACTGACACTGAGCGTACCGTTTGAGGTGGCTGGCCCGGTAACCGTAATCTTTCCTGTCGCGGCGGTCGCGGTGGCGGCATCAGCCACGCCAATCATTTGCAACTGCAGGTACGAATTAGCCCCGATGGCCGCAGTGGCCATCTGATGGCCCACTGAACCACGACCAAAGTATGTCGCCGCCTGTTCATCGGAAAAGATATCGACAATGGAGAGAGCTTCCGCCAGACCGGTCGACAGCATCTGAACTACCATCAGAACATTCTGGACGTTCCCCGGCAGCGTACGCACGGCCAGACGGGTATTAAATTCAAAATACTTACCTGGCTTGCGAACGGAACCAATCTCATAGAGTTCAACGTTAGGACTGGACACTGTTCACCTCCTGAATCTTGTCCGCTGTTCTGGTGTCCGTGTTTTTCGCGCCAGCCTTTACCGTCGCAGCACTGACATCAATCAGATCGCCAGCCATAATCTGGCGGCGGTAATAGGCGGTGTCCTCCACCTCAACAACGTCACCGGTGATATAACGGCGCGGGTTGTCTTCACGCGGTACCTTCACCCCCGGTACCGCTTTAACTTTCATCTTGCTCATGGTTGATAATGTCCTCTGCAACCCCCGGCGTATCCGGGCTTTTCAGGTCATAGGTCAGGCGGGTGCGCAACCATTCAGGATCATCCGGACTGGTTTCACCCTGGTAAGGTGTAAAGAGACTGTCTTCATGGTCAGCCGGTGCGTCCTGCAACGGATACTTCCCGTTCTCCAGCGTGGACTCGATCCACTTCGTATCAAACTCACACGCAAAGACAGAGAACGCCTGCTTTTCAAGCTGGGTATTGAACAGCGTGCGGACGCGTCCTGGCATCAGCGCGTCAATCTTCAACCCCGCATCCGCCATGTCCTGCCCGGACAACAGGCGACGAACGGCAGAAACCAGACGGTATGTTCCCACCTCACTGAGGGTTGCTCCTCCGGTTCGGGAGGACGCTTCACTGCGCACGCTGCGGTCGCCCACCATCACAACAAATCGCCCGTGGGTGACGTGTTTGTTTCTGGCTGTACTGAGGCGTTCCGTCTTCTGGATACCACCGAACGTCACCCAGACCCCCGGCAACTGGCGCAGTACTTCGGCTGGCTCACCATCCATTTCACCGCCGTAGCTTTCTACGTTGCGGGCCAGTCGTCCCAGCCCGCGACGCAGACGATCAACAATCGCCAGTTCAATATCCGTAATCAGCATCAGAAGCTCCCTCCGTCAGTCTGGTCTCGTCCGAAGACGCGACCGCCTGAAACAATGCGGGCTCCGGAGCCACTACGAACCACCTCCCCGGCAGTGTTGCGTCCCAGCGTGACTTTCCCGGATGCAACCTTTTCCAGAAAACGGATGGTGTCCTCGTAGCGTGCGCGGATTTCCTCCGTCATCTGAGTATCAGCACCGCAGAGCAGATAACGCGCGATGTTGCAGCACTTACCCACCAGAACGCGCGGCTCGTCAGGCCATGGCACCGGATACCGGCCGCAAAGATAACCATCGATTTCAGCACTGGCCTGAGTAAGGGCACCCTCCAGTACCACATCATCGATCTCCCCGTTGAAGTCCCGGTCGGTGAGCGAGATACACTCCCGCTCACCGAATGCCTTCACCATGTCATCGCGGACGGCATACATGTATTAGCCCTTTTTCTTACCGGAAGTATCTTCCTCCACCGGCTGAGTGGAGCCCTTACTATCACTGGTGGCAGCGGTCAGCTTCGCCTGCAGCTCGTCGCGCTCTGCAGTCAGTGCCGTTATTTCAGCATCCTGCTCGTCGATACGGCGCTTCTGCTCATCACGCAGATCCATCAGCATGTTGTTGGTGCTCTTCAGCTCGTCAGCATCCTTGCCAAGTTGCGTAATCCCGGCTTCCAGCTCGGCGATGCGGGCACCGGCTTTCACCAGTGCTTCGTCGTTTTCTGATCCCTGCGTACTGTCCGTACGCAGAACAATCAGGTTCGGGTCATTTTCCAGGATGGCCAGCTCGGCGTCCGTAAAACGGTCGTCGTCATACGTGGTGGTTTTCGCGCTGTGCGCGATGCCAAGACGGCGGAAACCGTCCCGACGTGCAGTTATCTGAACTGGCATTATGCAGCCTCCCCGGTTGAGCCATACGCCATCTGCCAGAAGCCGTACCCACCGTTGGCGCGGGCTTCTGCACCAAACAGGAACTTCTTACGTTTGAAGACGTTTTCGGCGTTATAGTCCGTCTGCTCAACGAACTCCGGCTTTTTACGCAGCTGATAAATCAGCGGTTTAACCGGCTTGGTGGTATCCAGCAGGAACCAGGCGGTATCCGATTTGAGCTCCGGAACAACCAGCACTTCCGCAGTTCCCTTGTACGGGTTTGGCGTGTTGTCCGGGAAGCGATCTGCCGTCATGAGATAGTTGGCGTCATCTTCCAGCGCTGGCGGTACAACCAGAATGCTGGGGCGGATTTTCAGGGAGGCACCTTCGTCATCTTTCAGGCTGCGCATGGCCGTCCTGGCTGCACCATAGCTGGCTTTGGCGTTAGCGTAGCTGGTGACGTCAAGCTTCTTCGTCCCTTTGTTAGAGACCGATGCACCTTTTACCAGGTGGTCGGTATCAAAGAACGGCTGGCCGTCATAACAAAGGTTGGTGAAGCCGTCACTCAGCAGACCAAATACAATGTCTGCAGGAAGCTCAGCAGCAGACTGACCCGCACCTTTTGCCTGCAGGGCGTAGCCCATAATCTGATCGTCTTCGATGTCATTACGATCAACTTCGATGGTGGCTTCCCAGTCCTTGTTGCGGATGGTGTAGTTGAAGGCGGCCAGTGCCTTAATAACCTTGTCACCAATCCATTCGCGCATTTTCGGAAAGCGGCTCAGCCAGCTGTAGTCGTTCTCTTTCCCGGTGGACGGAACAACCATCGCGACTTTTTCCCAGTCAGACGGCGTCTGCTCAAACGCCTTCTGGAAAGTGGCTTTCAGGTTTACAAAAACCTGACGCACATTTTTAACGTTAATTAACACGGCTGTTTCTCCTTATTAAATCAGCACCCAGACGCCTTCGGCATCCACACCCAGAACCGTCCCGGCAACCGGACGGGCATCAGCATTGCTGGTTTTGGCAACCGTCGCGCTGTCTTCGACATAACAGGGTTTACCCACGAGCGCCTGAGTTACCGGGTCAGTGGAACTGTTGGCCAGACACCAGGCTTTACCACGGCGAACCAGCACACTGTTTTCACCGTCAGCACCGGTGGTGTTATCCACCCAGCCATCACACACACCGAGAGTGGTATTAGCGGCCGTGGCACTACCCGGAACGGCGTACCCGGTCGCATTCGCGGCCACAATGTGCCCGCCGAAAAGTTCTGTCGCGGCCGCAACGGGCACCGCAAACAGCTCACCGTCTTTAAAAGGGGTATTGCGATCCATTGGATGGCTCCTTTACTTGATGTATTTCGCCACGTCTTCCGGGTCTGTCCCCATCATGGAGCAGATAGCCGGATCAATGGCTTCGTCATCGTCTTCAGTCGGACGCTCAGGCGCACCTTTCGGCGGCTGCCCCTGTGTCTGACTGGTGGTCAGCGCGGCAATCTTCGGCGCTTTCCCGATGTAGGTTTTCAGGCTTTCCGGGTCAGACTTCGCCAGCGATTTCGCCCAGTCTTCCTGTGCCGGAAGCAGGCGACCGTCGCCGAGTGCAACCGTAATCAGGGTTTCAGCTTCCTGTGTTGCCAGTGCCGCCTGATTACCGGATGCCGCTTTTTCAACGGCCTGCTGTACGGCAGCGTTCATCACATCCACGGCCACCCATTTGGCCGGGTCAGGATTGTCAACACGTGCGGTCAGGTCAGCGATACTCTGCGCATTCTGGTTCAGGACATCCAGCAGGCTGACAGCCGCTGCCGCAGTACCTTCACCTTTCGAAAGCAGCCCGATAATTTTTTGCAGCTCCGCCAGAATCTCTTCCTTCGTTGACGCGGTGGGGAGATTCAGCATCCAGCGCAGATTGCTCAGGAGCTCGTTGAGAAATTCTTCATCCATTTCTGCAATACCCTCTGTGGTTAAGTGAGCGTCCATCAGGGAGGCGGCAGCGAGTAACACTTCCTCCATCCCGTCAAGCGCCGGTGTGTTAGTCAGGGCAGCATTGACTATCTGCAGTACCTGACCGGTGGTGTCGTAGGAAAACACGGGGGAAATAAAACGGTACTCTCCGGCTGCAACCATGGCGGCCGCAGTGGCTGTCCACTCCACATCGATGGCGAACAGTCCTTCACCTNAAGAAGGCTGCAGCCGGAGCCGGAAGGCCGTTCTTTGCTGCCCGCAGGGTCTGGTGTTCATAGTCCAGGACGTAGGGAGTTTCACGGGCATCTGCAGCAGCAATCAGGCGCTCTGCAATTTCCCGCGTCATAACCCATGCTGCACACTCAGCCGGTCGACCATCACGGGCACGGAACTCACCAGCCGGAAAAAGCTGGATGACACCGGATGTGGTGCTGTCAATCTGCTGTGCCAGAGAGGCGATAAGAGTCTTTTTCATGGGGCCGAGAATACGGCACCAGGACAACGGGATTCAGATGAAGGGGTTCAGTGGATAAGTGGGTTAAGAGGATCACCACACTGGATGAGGCAGAGGATCACAGAGCAAACCGGGTCTGTGCTTTTTAAACCGCTTTTAAAAACGTTTAACTACCTCTGTGACGAATCACTCTACCACAATTAAACTGAACGCGTCTGCGTGGCTTACAGGGCGTTAAATCCATCAGTCGAGAAGACGCTTCAGGTAATTCTCTGCCGTGCTCTCCATGCCGGTAACATCATCTTCCGTAAGATGCAGGAACGGGCGGGCAGGCATCTTAATTTTATATGCACCAATTGTATGCCACCGGCTGAAGTTACTACGGCTCTTTTTAACAAACCTGTTTCCCACAATACCGCCAATTTTTTTATAGTCATTAGTGTTGTGTCGATAATAAGCCTGCTGGCTACGGGAGGCTATATTGATTTCTCCTCCCTCCTGGTGAATACGGGCATACTTAACGTTTGTCCCGACCATGGCCATATCATTACTACTGACCTGGGTGATACTTTTTGCCAGCCGCCCCGACTTCTGCAGGATTTTTCCGCCACTACGCTTGCGGGCATATGACGGGCTCCAGCCCATCCACGCCGGGCGGCCTTCACGCGCGAAGTTCTCTTCAACCGCATCACCCATGGCGGCGGCCATCTCCCGCATCAGGGGCTCGCGGTGTTCCAGGCGTTTGATAAGCTCACCCAGTGAGCGTTCAAAGTCGCCGATGTCGTAGGTGATGGTGTAACTCATGGCACCCGTACCTGCAGTTGTTTCGCGCCATCCGTAAGGATCTCTCCCTGACGGACAGTTGCACCACCGTTCATCAGCGACAACCGCCACCCATCATCAGCAGGGATTCCCCTCACAGCGCGAACGCCGGTCTGCCCCGGCAGGAGCCAGACAAGGGAATCACTGTCGAGCCAGACATCACCACGTTGCCGCAACAGGGAGGGCAGCTCTGACCACAGCGGGCCAGGAGCCTGGCGGACATCCTCTTCATGGATACTGAATACCACCGGCTGCTGCACACCGCTCTCTTCCAGACGGGCAAACAGTTCAGGAGGCACCGCACCCACACGCTTCAGATCGCCGCGCGTGTTCTGGCGGACACTGACCGCGTCCACCCAGCGGCGAACATCATCGGTCACCGCTGCCAGAACAGCAGTCTCTGAGAGCACGTCGCTGACGGCCTGTGTGGCGATAGCCGGGGTGGTTGTGGCGGCTTTGTCCAGCAGTCGCTGGCCGAGTGAAGACAGCCAGCCCTTACCGGGGTTATGGCCAAACCCTGCATCCGGTGTGTACAGTTCACCATTAAAGCGCAGTGCCTTAACCTCCCTGGTATCGTGCGGCCCCCATGCCTGCTGTACAGTAACAATCTCATCTGCCCAGGATTTCACCTCAATACCCAGACGTGCAGCATCAGCCTCCGTTCTGGCACGAACGCGGCAACGACAGTGATGGCCATCAGGCGGATACATGAACTGCCAGACCAGGTCATCAAAGCGTGCGGTAAAACCGTTCAGCCTGGCATGGAGTGGCCGGGTGTGGGTATCCATCACGGCCACACGTTCCCAGATGGGGCGGAATTCCGCATTAGCCATCTGCTCAGCATAACGGCCTGCGCCATACGCGGCCTGCATGTTCGTTTCAAAGATGGTACGCAGACGGCGCGGCGTCAGTTGCTTACCTTCAAGCACACCATCCTCATCAGCCACCAGCCTGGCTTTATCGGCAAGCCAGCCTTTGCGCGTCAGAACCGGGGTCAGCTGCCGCCCGAAATCACGCAGGGTGCCGCCGCCGTCAATATGCGTCTGCATGGCCTGGCTGATATCCTCCAGAATGTCCTGTTTGAGCACTCCGGCGACGGTGAACTTTGTGGCGTGGGCGCTGGCGTCCACATCGTGCCAGTTAAAACCGATGGTGTAGCCCTTCGACTCAAAGTATTTAATGGCCTCTTCTGGTTTCAGGCCAATGGCGTAACCCAGATCCACATCAGCTTTCGGCATTGAGGCGTCCCCATACTTCACTGACGAAGATGGCCTGGTGCAGGAGCTGCTGCAGTTGCCCGTCATCCAGCAACGGATAGCTGGCCGCGATAATATCCAGCGCCTCATCCGGTGTCTGGCCCTGCTGCAGGGCCGTCACCAGTGGTGCGATCAGCTTTTCCATTGCCTGGCTGATGGCGACGCCCGGACTGGTGGCGTTATCCAGTGCATCCTGCGCAGGGTCGGTGATGTCAGTACCGGTGCTGAGCGCTGAAAAATAACGGTACACAGGGGCTGCAATCCGGGTGCCAAGTGCCACCGGGTTTGTCGGAGCGGGAGGAACCAGAACCGCTTCGCCCTCTCCGGGAACCGGAATGCCAATTTTCTTGTGTACCCATGAGACGGGGATAGTTCTCATCCCGGCCTGTACCAGCGTGTTCACACCCTCTGCAAATACCTGGATGTTTTCCAGCTCACGGGTATCAAAAACCAGACGGGGCTGACGGCGCGGGCTGACATCATAACCGTTGATTGCCAGCAACATCTGAATGACGCCACGATAAAACCCTTCGAGCTGGCGGGCGTCGGCGACCAGCAGATCGTGCCGCACTTCGTTATGAATATTCCCGAGGGCGTTGGTGGAGGTTTTTCCGTCAGCCTGCGCGGTCAGCGTACCACCCAGAATCACTTTGGACTCGGTACGCTCCGCCCAGTTAATCATCGCCATATACGGGTCAGACTGTCCTTCCGCCGCTTCCTTGAATTCGATTTGCGTACCTTCAGGAATGATCCCGGATGCGTTATGGCCGAGAGAGACCAGCGCCTCCATCAGCTTATCCTGCTCATCCTGCGTCGCCCCGGAAATATACGTCCCGATACGGGCGGGCAGTCCGTAGATTTCCAGGAATTCAGCCAGATCGCGAACGCTGTAATTCTTGAACAGATACGGCCAGACCAGCACACGGTACAGGCCGCTCTGCGCGATATAGCCGGACTTTGCGTTATGGGTATGAACAAGCCAGCCGAACGGCCACAACTCTTCACCGTCCATGCTGCCCGTGTTCAGGCGGATTTCATCGCCTTTATCCGGCGTGGTACAGAACCAGCGATGCGGGCGAAGCTTGATTCTGGTGGGGAGCCAGACGCCGGAGTCGCGCTCCCACCGTTCGATCTCCTGCGCCGAGAAGCCGTGTCCGATGGCTTCTGCCGCGTTAAGGGTGATGTCTTCCATCTCGATGATGTCATCAAACCACGCCCCCACCATCGCCGCGATTTTCTTCTCTTCCGCCGTGGCGTTCCTGGGTGGCTCGATGCTCCAGTCCAGCGTAAGCAGCGCATTTTTGCGCTTGGCCATTTCCGAAAAAATGTGGCCATCGCGTTCGACCATATCTTCAAACAGGTCTGCCTGCGCGGCGAGGTCGCCGCGTTCTGCCGCTTCAAGAATCCGGGGGAGTCGTGCAATGGTCATCCCACGAGACGGGTGCGTAGGCCAGTCCCGGTTGAGCTGCACTATCCGTGCAGACTGGGGTTCCTTGAGAACGTCCTTCTTAAGCGGGCGACCATACTGGTCAACAATCTGGGCCATCTTTACCAACCTCCTGTGGAGCCGAATCTGTCACCGCTGCGGCTGTGGCGCGGTACAGCTTTAAAATCAAAATTACTGGCACCGGAAACCGCCAGCATCCAGAGCATATGCAGTCCATCAGGCCCGTCATCATGATCTGCTTTCGGGAAGTGCCGTAGCTGTTCAATCAGTGTCGTCTGTGACGGGTGCAAACGGATAAGACCGTTGGCGACATGCGGCTGCAGGGATTCAATACGCAGGATTTTGTCGGCGCTGGGTGTTACTGCACGGGCAGGAACCGGGATACCGGCAATGGCCGAGCGCTTCACCAGCTCTGTGCGCAGGAACTCCTGAAACTGGACGGACTCAACAGCCCAGACCAGACAGTTGTATTCACGCTGCAGCTCGATCACATCTGAAATTATCCTGTCCGGGACGCGCTTACGGATACGTGCTTCAACCACATCCAGAATACCGGTGAAACGGTTATAGCCACCGACCAGTAGCGCGGACGGGTCACGACTGTTACCGGCTTTCCCCAGACTGGGGTCGCAGGCACCGTAAAAACGCCACTCAGCCAGACGATTAACCCAGAAGGTAATACAGCCGTTAAACGGTGCATCCTCGCCACTGACGGGGTCATTCTGGTATTCCGCATCAAACGTGCTGTGACCGTCACGGGCACGGATAAGCATCAGGGTATAGAGCGGACGGGCGGCCCATGAAACAACGGAGCCTTCCTCCATTTCAGCCCGGTGTTGCTCATAGAATGCGCGGGCCAGAAACTCTCCGTCTTCATCGTTGTTACGCAGGATTTCTTCCCACCTGTCCCACAGTTCCATATTGTGTGGCCAGCTGATGAGCGCCTTAAACCTCGCCCGTTTCCAGAGCGGATTTTTCAGGGTACGGGAGAGTACGGAATCGTGATGCAGGATGGTTCCGATGTACACCACATCGAATTTCGCACCGGCACCGCCCAGCGGCAGAACGGTTTTTTTCAGCCAGTTATCGAGCTTGTCACGCTGTTCCGGGTTACGAACCTGCTCATCGTTCTCAATATCGTCCAGTACCGCGAGGTCTGGACGGTATGGCCCGTGACGCAGGCCACGCAGTTTTTTACCACTGCCCGCAACCTGCACCTTGATATCGTTGCGTGTCAGAATGGTGCCCGCCTGCCAGACACGACCACCGCCCGCCGCTTCAGGAAAATCCATGAGCAGACGCGGGTTAAACTGGAGCTCAGCTTTGATGGCCTCCAGCATCGGGTAAGCCTGGTCAATCGAGTCCATAATGATGACCGGGTAGTGTTTGAGCGCCTGAACGATGCACCAGATAACAAAGAGCTGGCTGACGATAGTGGATTTTGCTTCACCGCGCGGGGCGGCGATGGCGTCATTCTGCCCGGTGGTGGCACTGATGATTTCCGGCAGCCGTGCATAGAGGTATTTATGCAGTTCGCTTTTGTCGGTATGGCGGACGTAATGCGGGAAATAATGCTGCGTGAAATACTCAAAGCCCGTCACCGGGTCAGCGACCCGAGCACGGCGCTCAGCAACGGCAGCAGGTGCCGGGTCGAAGCCAACGTCCTCCGCTTCAATCGTGCGGCGCAGGCTGGCGGAGAGCTCCGCCAGTTCAGCAAGGAAGTCTTTACGTGAAAGGGATTTACCTCTGTCCACTGAATTAAGCTCCGCTTAAGGCATCGTTAACAGCCTTTTCAAACCTGTCTTTTGCGCTCCATCTTTCGTTACGCATGGAGTACTCAAGATATTCGATGCGACCATCAGTCAGGTGGACGCAGACTTCATCGCGAAACTCCGGCGCTTCGACATAGGCAACCATGCTTGCCATCACGCTCACTCGGGAGTTAACGCGGATCAATTTATCAGCCATAGTGCTTCTCCATTTCCTGTCCGAATGGCTCCAGAATCTCCACGAACGCCGCCAGATGTTGCGGATAACTTTCTGCCACAAACGTACTCAGCCGCTGGATCACATCCAGAGCAACCGCCAGTTGACTGACTTCCGGCAGGATTTTTTTGTTAGCGGCAACCGCTTTGTTGAAGGCGTCCGCCAGACTGGCCAGCAGTTCGACGCGTTTGTCAGCAGGCAGGTCAGCATTGGTGGTGAGCATTTCCAGCGTGGTCTGATACTGCGTCATCAGCCCTGTCAGGATGGCCCGGCCAATGTCTTCAAGACCGCCGCCTGCCATGATGTGTGCAGCCCTGAGTTTGTCCCAGTCGTCCCCCGCATCCTGCGCCTCTTTCTTCCAGCGACGGGCTGTCGCAAATGCAACGCCGGTTTGTGCTGAGGCGATCTCAAGGGACATCTGTCCGAAGATGTACGCCCTGCGCAGTCTTTCCCGTGTTTCCTGCGGATGCGCCATATCAGAGCTCCAGTTTCGCGCGAATGAACATGATCGCGACGGTGATGATGCCACCAGTGAATGCCCCGGCCATGGCTCCGGCCACCGCGCCACGACGTGAAACATCATCGCTGATACCATCAAGGCGTGACTCTATGCGGCTCAACCGGGTATTGATACTGAGCAGTACATCCGGATTTACGGGTGCCTGCAGACGGTCGAGCTGCTCAGCAATACGGCTGAGTGTCTCATGTTCGTCATTGCTGATATGAGTGCGACGGGCGCGGCGCTTCAGTCTCGCTTTCATTTGTCGGCTTTCCTGTCCAGTTTGTTATCAATACGTTCGATAGCCGCCCGCAGTTCCCTCATCGCGTCCATCATGTTGTCGTAATTGCTCCTGGCGTCTTCACGGCGCTGATACTCGTCCCGGATTCGGTCAACTGCTTTTTCCAGGTCAGAGATATCTTTCTGCAGGCGACGAATCCAGATGGTGCCGAAGGTTGCGGCCAGCGCCAGTGCAATCTGAAAAGCCATGTCCAGAGACATCGCGTCACTCCTTGTTGTAGAAATCATTGAGTGCCTGCAGCCGGTCACGCATCAGCAGGCACCATTTGCCGTACTCTCCACTGTGGCTGATTATTCCGGACGGGGAGAGTCCGCCTTCGGTGCCGGTGGCATTTCCGGTATTTCCAGTAGCGCTGCTGGCGGCTTCTGACAGACCGTGACCAGCGGTGATACTTTCGGCTCCGGGATAACCGAGGGATTCACGCCAGAGCTGCAGGCTGGCAGGGCCAATACCGGTATAAGTACCGCCATCGCTTTCAAGTGCATCGTTAAGTCTCCGTTGCAGGTCGTTCACCGTGCGGGTGTGTTGTCGTTCTTTTTCTGCCATCTGGCGGGAAAGCGCATCGGCTTTATCCTGCCAGGCTTTTTGTCTGTCCAGCGCGGCCCGCAGGTCAACGGCATACTGACTGGCAGCGGCCAGACGCTCTTTATCCCAGGCACTTTTCTGAGCGCTGAAATCATCGGTGAGCTTTTGCTTTTCCTGGCTGAAGGTCAGCGCCTGCTCAGTCAGCGCCTTTTCAGAGAGAAACATCCCGACCCAGACACCACCACCCAGCAGAACGGCGATGACCAGTAACGTTTTCCAGTTATCCTTCAGGATTTTCAGAGCTGCGGGCCACATTACTCACCTCCCGATCACGCTTGATTGACATATGTTTGGATGCCTGGCACTGAGCCACCCACGCCCCGAGATAGGTCAGAAACAGCTCTCCGGGAATCTCTTCATGCCTGACGGTTACCCAGACCAGCACGAAGGAACTCACCAGAAAGGCACCGAGAACTATGGTGTCGGAAGTGGAAAGACGTCCGGAGGCAGGATTGCTGATCAGTTCCCGAATGAATTTCATACGCCCAGCGCCGCCTTCGCCTTTTTGTATCGGGCCTCACGGTCAGCCTGACCTTCAGCCGGAGGATTGATACGGCGGGGGGTGCTCANGGGTCAGAGATCAAATCAATTCCAAGCGCCTGACCACAGAGGAGGTAATTGTCATGGAACGTAACCTGAATCAGTCCACGTCCGCGATAGCGCCAGCCGTCGCCAGACTTTTCATCACCGTTCCCACCGCGTCCGGCATAGGCCCGGTTCGCCAGTTTTTCCGGGTTACGCGTATAGGCACGGGCAAAGGCGATTTCAGCAGGATCAATAACGCCATTTTTGTTGTTATCGAAGCCGCTGCGGAAAATACGCGCGACGCGTTCTGCGTCGGTGTAATACAGGCTTTCGCTTAACCGGCTGAAACCAGTGCTTTCATGTCCGGTCTGAGCGATGAATGCGGCAAGTCGCAGGGGCGTCTGGATCTGAAATTCGGCAGCAGCAGCGCTGACCGGTTCATACCAGCGCTGAGCGAGTGTAAAAGAAATACCCGCTGCCTGCTGAAACTGAGAGAGTGATAAAAACATAACACCATCCTGTTAATAAGGGATGGTGTCAGTATTTCATCGGGTTAGTTGTGGTTTAAGGTGAAGGGGTTCAGTGGCTATTGAGTAACATCTATTATTTCTAGTTTATCTGGTGTTGGCACACTCTCTTTTTCCACCATATACTCACCTTTTTCTTTTGCTTCGGCAATCATGGGGAGATATTTATAAACAATCTTCCACACTTCTTCATCTTGTTCAAAATCAAGATTACGACAAGAGAACCTTTCGTTCATTGGATCAGATGAGTCAACTTTGTCTGGGTTAGCAATTAATAAAATCTTTCTCCATGCACAAGATTTTGTTTCATTTTTAGATATAAAGTCGTAACCACCAGTTTTGGCATCACCAGTCTGGTAACCAAAAGCCAGGTTTCTTTGAGCCTGATATCCATCTTTAATAGCTGATTTTATGAAATCTTCCTCACTTTTAATATCTCCCGCCAGAGAGCTAAAGCTAAAAAAGATAAGCCAAACAAAAATAATATTTTTCATAATCCATCCTAAAATAAAGAGTCTTGTGTTGAGATTCCATTGTTTTTCTGTCGCGCCAAAAGCCCCCAGGCAAAACGATCACTGAAACCGTACTTCGGGCACAACTCTGTCATAGCCAGCAAAGACGACACGCCCTGATCCCTTAACGAATCGAACTCATGAAGAAAAGCCTGATTGCGTAGCTGCCTCAGCGCACTGTCACAGCGGGGGAGATAGAGCGACTCACCACCGAAGTTATTCATCAGAATGCGGGTATTCTCTTCACCGATAGCACTCTGCAGCAAACGAACGCGGTGAAAGCCCAGCGCACGAAGCCCTTTCCCAATCGGGAACGTTGCACCACCTAACGCCTTAAGCAGCTCTGCCGTTGCAGGGAAGCCAATCAGTTCAGCAATGCGCAGAACAGGTTCAGGAAGCAGCGATTTAACGCGCTCCAGCTCTTCTGAATAATACTGATTCATGGATTGCCTCCGGAACGAAAAAGGGGGATACCTGCGTATCCCCCTCATTGTATATCATTTTATTCTCAATGGAATTCGTTATTATTAATTAGTGTCGCGTTTGCTTCTTCGTTTGGCATCAATGATAAGCGCCTGCATCAACTTAACCAGTTGTTCATCGGTCAGCCACTCAATAACCTTTTGCTGAAACATATGTGAGGCGATTGATTCTGCATAATTCCATGAACGACCGGCATCAGTTAAAAGGGCTTCAATTTTCGCCAGCGTTGATTTCCGTCCGGCCGGAACGGAAGGTCGTCGTCCATGCTTACGGGTATTAATACGTGGAAACCCCTGCGTATGCATATATTCCCGTAAGTTCTGCAATTCATCCATTGAGCAATGTTTGCTGGACATTTTTCCGGTGATACGTTTAAGTACACTCCGGTAGGTAACATCATCCCATTTAAGCCAGGCCTGACCGGCTTTAATGGCCCCAATAAGCGCGTTTTTATTTTTCACGGTCACACCTCCGTATTATTTAACTGTGACCTGTCACGCTGGTTAAATTCAGTTTGAGGCAACTGATTGTCAACCAGCAGGTACTTTCACCCTTGAATGCTCCCTCGCAATGTTGCGGAGGTTTAGCGCCGCACTTTCCACAGACAGGCAAAGCTGATTCCTGTTCTGCAAGCTTCCCGGCATCGTTAATCAGCAACAGGGCGATGTACTCATTGCGGCTGTACGGCTCACGTCCAGGATTCCGGTTAACCCGGCCACGCTCCAGCGCGGCCAGTTCGCTATCAGTCAGGCTTACCTCGAAACGATTTACGCCTTCCTGTTTCGCCAGTGATGCACGGGAGCGTTGCTTACGCAGTCTGGCACGTTCGCGTGTGGTTAGTATGGTCATGGGGTACTCCAGTTATCTTCGATAGCCACGCCCAGACGGTGCAGCCAGTCGGCTAATTTCAACATCGATTCGCGCTCACTTAGTCCACCTGGAAAATCAGTAAGCTCAACGAGTGGTGTGAACCGGCCAAAAGCGTCTCTCTCAACGGTCACCTTCTGTTCCAGTGTGGTCTCCTTAACTTTGCTGTGATGCCTGACCAGGTAGACAGCACGAGACTTTTTGCCTTCATGGTCAAACTCGTAACTGGTGAGAATCATCTGGCTACTGCCGCGATTTGTTCCTCGCCACATATCACTCGCCCTCGCTTTTCGCGGCTTCAAACCAAGCTTCTTGCCCCACCACATCATCACCGCATGGTGGCTCAGTTTCTGAATATCGTCCTGCCCACCAATATCTACCGTTGCGATGCTCAGCTGTGCCACACATCCAACATATGTAAACTGACCCATCACGTTGATAGTGGTGCCCGTGTTTGTTATTCATGCGCTCAAGTGTTGTTCTGGACATCACGACTCCTTAATGCCAACGCCAGCGGAGCGGACTGATTGCGGTGGGGTGACGCCGTTAATCTGGTCACCCTCCGTAACAAGGCGAATGAGCATAGCCAGCAACTGGACAATCTCGCCCTCTACCTCGTCCCACGTCATGCGGTTTTCTGCGTAATGAACCCCAGCCTGTACGACCTCGCCAGCTTCTTCAGCGACCTTCAGCAGCACATAGTTTGGCTGCGGATATTTACGCATAGCCTTATCTGCTGACTTCCGCGCCATCGCCACCAAAGCCGAAAAATAGTCACTTTGTTCTGCTATGCGCTTCTCTGCGTCTTCCAGCTTGCGTTTCAGCGATTCGTTTTCCTCAGCAAGAGACGTGGCGGCTTCCCAGTTAACCAGCCCTTCATGACGAGCATCCTCGTATGCTGAGCGATAGACCTCTGTCAGGCTGACCCCGTCCAGAACTTCCATCGCCTCCAGCCAGCTCTTACGCAACATCACAAGTAAGTCGAATTGCGAACGAACGGAAACGATGAGCATATAGCGAACCACATTTGCGAGCGGCGTTGTGCTGTCGTCGTGCAGTAGCGCCTCGATGTCATTACCTCCTGTGTTGTTAAAGAGCGGCAGGTACTGCCGCATCCAGTCTGGAATCGCGTAGATTTCTTTCGATGGTAATCGGCTCATTCTTCTTCCTCCATCGTCGCATCAGAAATAATCAGACTCAGCGGCCACAGAACCAGAGTCAGACCATATTTAAATCGTGAACAAATAACACCAGGCAAAACACGTTTGAGAACACTTACCCAGCACCACCCAAGATGCAGATAAAAAATAACCAGCCCGAGTATTAATCCGGTGTTCATTATTTAATTCCCCGCAGTTTTTTAAATTGCTCAATCGCCTTTTTCATTTCGACCTGCTGTTCTTTTGCTCTGATCTGATGATTACCGGCGTCCCAGTATTTAAAACGTAACTTCGGGGGCAGGGTTGTATATTCCACCACCTGACTGTTATCACGGAAGAACCAGACACGACGTGTACCGTTCGCCTGAAACTGGCAACCTGTTACGTTATTCATAGCTCACCTCAACTGGTGTGATGCGTAACTCGCGGTTCAGTAAAATCGCTCGCTTTGTATTTCCCCATGACTGATACATAAACATCAGTCCCAGCTCGCGGGCCCGCCTGAACTCCTGGCATGCCCCATCACTTTCAGTCCAGCCATCCAGCAGGAAAACGGAGTCCGCAGTTTCCAGCATGGCCAGTGTGATTTGCAGATACTGTTCATGCAGCAGGCCATCAGGAAGAATGGCAGGGTTAAGGACAGTGAAGCCACGGTCTTCCAGTACGCTGGCCTCAGCGTTGAACTCGTCCCGATTGAAATTGTGATAACCGGTCATCGGCCCGGCGATAAACACAACAGGTTTACGCGTTTCTTCGCTCATGATTTACCTCCGATACGCGCTACTCCTGATGTGGAGCCTGATACAGCATGATGTAGTTGCGCGTTACGTCCTGCCTTGTATCCGTGATAGGCAGCCTCATCGGTTCCTCTGGCCTTACCGGGAGCGCGTGGTTCCAGCGTTTTCATTCCGTTGCTGAGCTTCCTGCTGCGATACGCTTCAATCAGAGTTGCTTCAGCCTCAGTCACAACGAAATCACTGACTACCGCATAGGCACCATTGACCCATGCAGAGCAGAAAGTATCAGCGCGGGCAACCTTTGTGGCGGGCCTGATGTTCTTACGTAATGTTTTGATGTAATCACGGCGAGCCTTAGCCAGTTGCTTACCCAGAACCTCGAAGGAATATGCAGCAACCTGTGGCCGTTCGTCTGGCCCGTAATAGGTAATGGTGCGTTTCGGTGAATCTCCCCAGAACTCAACACCATGGCTGGTATAAAACTTCACGCCGAATACACGGGCGATCATCACTGCCAGTAGCGCCATATATTCCGGCATCTTTTCAGCATGTGACGGAGCCTTCTGAGTTGATGCTTCATTGATATCCATGAATGCTGCATCGCTTTCACTAAGGTTGTGCGCCGCCATTAGTCTCTGCGCACGATTCAGAGCGAGCGCGGCTTCTTCTGCGCTGGAATTATTACGGGCCATTGCCAGCAATTTTTTAATACGCTGGAGATATTTATCTTTTTCTGAATTATTCACCTAACACCTCCATGTTATTAACATCCACAAATTCATTAAAACGTGTACCGCAGATACAACAGATAACCACGATATTGATTAATTGCGGGTCATGGGCGGCCTGTTGCACTTCCATAGCCATAGAATCTTCAGTCTCACACGAAGGACACATGGATCCTGTTAAGTGTTCCATATTGGTTTCTCCTGAATTTGGCGTAAGCCAGCCCCTGCGGGTTTACGCCATTTTTAAAACGGATTTAAATTGAGTTTATTTTCAGCCAGCCGGTTTCAGTGATTTAATATTTGCGAAATAAGGCTCCTGATTAATTTCAACAACGGTCACGTCCTTAAGGTCGCGGGCGACATCCACCGTTCTGACAACCCGACCACCACGTAAAGCCGGAACCGGCTGATAGATAAAAGCGCTTCCCATTGGGTAACACGCATTGAATTGCTTAGCTTTCATTGACGCCTCCCCAGCCACGGTGATCAGCGTGACGGCAGAACTCCATGCGCGTTATAGCCCAGATACTGTTGACTTCTTTTTTCGCCAGGCTGAACGCGGCCTTCCATGCATCGGCAGCTTTCCCGAAATCGCCTTTCTGCTCAGCGATAACGGCACTGGCCGCATAAGACATGAACGGACTGCAGGGTTTTCTGGCATTGGTACGGTCAAACAGAACGGCCATATCACACCCCCACGCCAGCAATATCCAGAGGGATGGCACGATACTGATCGCTCTCGCCTACGCGCTCATAAACACGGATATAGGAACGGCTACCGACCACCTGCACGGCTTCACCAATAGCCTCCATAGCCTGTACCCAGCGAGTATCAGTAATGTCGAGACGACGAAGGGCCAGCACTGCGCCGGTGTTAACTTCGCCTTCTTTCTCGGTCTGGAAGGCGCGGGTAATAATGGCCCGGATTTCTGGACGTGCATTCTCAGTCCAGTCTGCGAGACACTCATCAATCAGTGATTTCGCCGCCTGCAGGCGTTCGTCAAAGGCAATACGATCCTGCATTGCCCGCTGGACTTTGAAGCGGCCATCGTAGCTGTAAAGAGTGACGTTACCCTTTTTACCGCCGAGGCTCACGCCGTACTGGCTGGCTGATATATCGACAAATGCCCCGATGTCAGAAAAGCCGCTGAGCTTAAACTCAGCCAGCGCCGCGCTCAGTGCTGTGGCCTTTTCAACGATGGAGCGAACCAGATCATCGCGCATCTGGTCGGTATCTTTAATCAGACTGACCGGAGTCAGAACGCCTTTGGCATCAATCCAGTAGCCTTCCGGCGCAGTTTTATCGGTAAATTGTTTGTTAGTGGACATTGGTTTTCCCCTTGTTTTTAATAGCATCAATGATTTTTTGATTTACATGACCAGCGAGGCCATAACCCACAGCGGCAGCAACAAACTGAACGCGTTCGCTGTCCTTTTCCTCCGGTTCAACCCGACACTGGACATCAAGGCCACGTCCCACATCGGTAAGAGTGATAACGACTTTTGCCATAGTTTTTCTCCTTTAATGAATCGACTCAGACCAGACCACACGACAACCTGTTTCGTCAGTCCAGACGCCCTGACGAAAACGTCCGTGACTGCCAATACCTGTATGATCGAACCGGGCCAGTCCCTGTTTTTTCATGCGCTCACACCAGGCATGGCGGGAGATCCGAATAACAGGTTGTGAATTACGTAACGACACACTTTTCACGCTGACGCCCTGCGCTGACAGATACAGAATCAGAGCCTCTGCACGTGCCAGTGCCGAGATAACTTCCATATTGGTAAGGTGCTGCGACTGGCTTACCATGATGATCCCCTCAGTTAATGAGCATTTCTGCAAACTTACGGACAGCGCCTGCGCTGACCGCATGGCCACTGATGGCACTGTGACGACTGACACCGCGCACCAGTTTGAAAAGACGGCGGGCGTTGCCATGGCTCGCCTTGTAAAGTGCCGCGCCAACTTCGGGGTCTGCGGCATCCGGCAGCATACTGACGGCAATATCGTTGATATCGTCCTGCGGCAGGGCATCACCGATGCTGAGAGCCAGACCGACGCGGCTGTAGAGCTGCTTGTACTCCCCGCGTTTCCCCTTCAGGTTGATGATCAAACGCGGCATCCCGGCAAGCACAACCCCGATACCGGACTTGTCATGGATACGGCGAAGTGTTTCCAGTGCGCGATAGGGCAGGTTCTCCGCTTCATCGACCATCAAAAGCCGACCAGAATCACGCAGTGCCGATATACAGGCTTCGCTCAGCTCATGCATGTTGCCGCGCTTACTCAGCCCGAGAAGACCGCAAAGTTCTTCCAGTACCACACGGGCGGTATAGCCTGGGTCAGCCTCAATAAGCAGCGCGTCACGGTGCTGTGCTGCGTATTCGCGCAGAATCATGGATTTTCCCAGACCCGCATCACCGGTGATAACGTTGATATCACCATCAAGGTGCGCCAGCCTGATAACCTCCAGTCCCTTACGTGATGTGATGGTCGGGATGTACTGAGCTGAAATACGCAGTGATTTTTCTTTTTCGTTTTCACGAGAAATAAAGCTGGTAATTAATCCCTCCAGACTGGGAATATCACCGTTATATTTGTTCTGAAGATACTGGTTAATAACCGCCGGGCTTTTACCGATTGCACGGGCGACCTGTGTCTGGTTGTAGCCTTTGCGGGCCATCACTTCTGTCAGTTCTTTTTGCATGCTCATATCACTCTCGCTTACCGGTGGTTACCGGTTTTTTTCAGATATTCTTCGCGGTCAGTTTCAAGGAAGAAATACTGTTCCTCTTCCCGCTCAATGGTGTATTCAGCCGGAATAAAACTACCCAGTTCATCGAAGGATTGTCCCGGCAGGACGGAGCGGCCTTCAGCTTCGATCTCCTGACGTTTGTCTTCAATTCGGTTAAGGCGGCGCTGGCGGCGTTTCTCAACAGCCACATCCATCGCGCTGACAGGAATGGCCGCACGTTTATTGCCGTTCCAGATAGCCGTACAGACGTAGGAGCCGTCCTGGCGACGGACGATGACGGATTGCGGGTCATGGATATCAAAGGCAACACGAACATCCTCACCATCGACTTGAATTAACTCTTCGGAGAAATAGTCGTTGTTGAACAGGCGCAACCAGCCGCGCTGAGCGGTACGAATCATTTCGGGCATGAATGCCTCGCGCAGCTCGACATCCGTCAGATATTCGGTTTCATCGCCTTCAACTTCCAGAACGGCACGGCGGTAGGCTGCAGGTGTCATGTGGCGACCGTTACGCTTTGGCAGCTCACGGTGTTCATGGCTATTGTTATAGGCATCAACTTCTTCGGCGATGGCATCAAGTAACTGTTGCCATGACGGGAGCTTACTCAGCGCTGTTCGCTGGACGGGTGTCAGTTCGCGTCCATTTTCCTGAGCCTTCACCGCAGACTGGATAGCACGGGCTGTGATACGGGCGTGTTCCCGGTCTGCGCTGCCGCCGCTGAATGTCTCAAACTGCATAGCCACCCGACGCGGCACACCTTTGTTCAGGCGTTCGATAATCCCGCGAGACTGCGGGCGACCGGGAATGCTGGTCGGGTGATCAATACCGAGACGGCTGAAAATACCAGTGACGTCTGCATCTAAAGTTTTGTTAGTTTCACCACCACCGTTATCTGAATAAACGAACAACGGTTTACCAAAATGCTTCATCGCGTAGCGGTATGCGTCAGCAACCGCAATAACGCTTTCAGATAACGCCAGGCTCCAGCCAACAATAAAGCGGGTACGGCCATCAATGATGAGCGTGAGCTCCGGGGTGAACGGGCGACCATGATCCGGATGCGCCACTTTCATATCGAGTGACTTACCATCCGCAATCCAGCAACCGTTAACAGGCATCTGTGACCAGTCACGTTTCTGGAAGCATTCATAAGCCAGTGCAGCGGAACCACTGACTCGGCCACGGGCTTTTTCACGGCGCGGCAGCTTATCCATGGCACGACGAACGGCATCATAAGAGGGGCAGATTGCCGCGATAGCAGGCTGGTCGGCATAAGTCATTTGCCACTCAGCCTGAAAATCACGGTACGCTTCCCGAAGGCATGGCCCCTTACGTGAACGCCAGTGCGCGAGAAAAACAGGAAGCCATTTAATCTGCTCTGGTTTCTTCGCTTTCAGATGACCGGGAGCCAGTAAAGACAAGCGCTCAATGCCTGGTCTGGAGGTTTCAAAAATTGACACCCATTCCTGCAGGCTGCGTTCGCCAATGCCTTTACGGGTAGAACCTTTGCGGGCGTTAGCGATGGCCGCTGCTGCCTGCAGGTGTTCCGGCAGTGAATCATCACGCGATGCGCTGGCGATGTACTTCACTGCAGCGGTACGGGACATTCCGGCATCACGGAGTTTTTCAACCTCCATGGCCAGCGCCGCGCGAGCATCGGCGATTTGCTTTTGCTTCTCAGTTAATTCTGAAACTTTGCGTTCCAGAATTGCCGGGCACTGCCGAAGTAGTGCAATGTCATCACGGTTAGCCACTAACTGTCTGGACGCAACGGCACGGGTAGCATTATCGGCACGTTTGTTCATTAAAACGGCCTGGTAGACTTTCTCACGGATAGCTTCTTGTGCCTCACTTGGAAGGCTATGAACCGCGTAGACACATCCACCACCAACGCCTTTCCTTTTTTGAGATGACCAGGATTCTTTTTTAGCACGTTCGCGAATATTTCTTGACGTACCTGGCAATCCCGGCAGCCCCATTCGAGCTAACTCTTCAGCGCTGTAATGTGTTTTTATGCTCATAAGAACTATCCTTGAAGCGAAATTACTTATGTACATGTACAAAAGAGCCGCTAAAATCACTTTGGTAGCGACTTGGCCAGATCTCTTCAGGCATTACACCTATTGCTGCAGCGATGATTGTTTGCCCTTTAGGCCATTTTCTATCCAGTGCGTTGTTCAGCGCTGTCGGGGTTTTGTATCCGTGATGCTTTGATAAGCCACGGAGAGACCACCCCTTCTTGTGTAATGCCGCAACAATGTCAGCACGATGCCAGTCCCTAATTTCTTGTGGATTTTTTTTGCTCATCGTTTTTGCTCATTTAGTGAAATCATGAACAAAGAGTATGCGCAAACAAGACGAAAATCAACTTGGATGAGTTTATTTTTTATCTCATCCAGGTTAATCATCCATCTTAAACGAGGTTTATTTTCAAAAAATAATTATGAAACAAGAAGATATCAATATGACGGATGACTCAAACAAGGAGAACGCCATACATCCAAGTAAAACAGATGAACTCGGACGCGATGATTTCCACTCTCGTTTGCGTGAGGTATTGTCCAAATTTAAGAGTACAAACGCATTTGCTACAGCTTCAGGTGTTTCACCATCTGGACTTAACCGATTGCTTGATGGTGGCTACCCAACATTACCAATATTGATTTCTTTGGCTAAAGCCGGTGGGGTCAGCGTTGAATGGTTAGCGACTGGAAATGTTTCAAGTGAGGCAGAGAAGAGGAAGGATATTGTAGTGGCCAGTGGCTCTACAGTTGTTGATGTTCAGGGGAACGAAGTTGATTTAAACGAGTTTGTTTTTGTTCCTCGATACAATGTTAACGCGTCCGCTGGTTATGGTGCCTGGAATGACGATGAAACACCGATGTTTACAGTGAGTTTTAGACGTTACTGGGTGACTAACCACCTGAAAGCAGATCCATCAAACCTCTCTGTTATCAGCGTGTACGGTGATTCGATGGAGGGGGTTCTTAATGATAAAGACATCATCTTGGTCAACCATAGTGATAGAGATCCACGCGAAGGGATCTACGTCCTAAGAGTGGATGGTCAGTTACTTGTTAAGCGGGTACAGAGATTACCTGGTGCTCAACTGCGTGTAACTAGCACAAATCCTGCCTATGAGCCATTCACAATCAATCTGAACAACGTACCAAGTGATTTTGATATTGTAGGTAAGGTCGTATGGTATGGCAGGGTGGTTTAA